TGTTTATGGAGAAATGGATCAAGATCTTTGATAAGATTTCCTACTGACTGGCCTACACCACAATTATGACATTTGAAGAAAAGGTCTGTCTTTTTACGATAGACATAACCCCTTGCTTTTGATTTGGATTTGTGGGAGTCTCCACATTGAGGACAACGAAAGTTCCAGAGATAGTCTCTGACTTTCTTAAAGCGTTCTAATCGTGGAGATAGAAGACTCAGATATTTTGTATCGGTAATAATACTCATGATGTGGGGGAGATAGAGTTGTCAGTCAATAATACTATTATATCACATTCTTAGGATTTGTCAACCCCTTCTGTTGATAGCGTGTTGATTTTTTATCCAAGCATTTGCTGCTCTACTTGATGGTTTTGTATCAATTAGTTTTCCAATTTCTACAAATACTTTAGTGAAAACATCTTCACCAGCGGAATTGTTGTCTACTAAGAGAAAACTACTTCTACCGAAATAGGACTGAAATTTTCCCATATTCTTTTGAACTGCATCCCACATCTTTTTTACATCATCCTCATCTAGACTTCTAGGCCGTGCTTCATTTCTTTGTAGAGCAACATCTAAAGAGGTATTGACAAATATCATATAGGTATCATATCCTAAAGTTTTAAGCTTATCAGATGCGTTCTTTATCTTGTTATAGTCTTTACCAGTTCCATCAATCAAGAGTCCAAGGCGACCATCCATATAATGTTTTTCTTGTTTGGTGATAAGTGCTTTGGCTCTGTCTCTTATGGCTTGACCTTCATCTGAATATATGTCTTCTGGTGTAGTTGCCATACCAACATCCTTTAACATTTTAGTGAATAGTGGGTCTGAATCAACTACCTTTAGTCCGTAAGGATTCACATCACGAGCACCAGATTCTCTAGCAACATGAGATTTACCAGAGCCTGGCCCACCAGCAGTGTAGAATGCTTTGAATATGCCTGGGTCATTGACCCCTTCTTGTATAAAATCTTGAAATGTTTTCATTTTTTCCTACTCCATCCGTTCATTGTTCTTTTTTCTGCATTAGCAACTTCCCTTGTATAAATTTCTATCTCTATAGAAGCATCCCATACTTTTATTGGCCACTTCTTTACATCTGTAATATGTTGCTTAATCTCATCCGGTCCCCATACATCATCACGATTAGTTTTCCAAACGTGTACTTTTGTAATCTCAATATTATTGACTATTTGTTCATCCCATGCATTATCTGTCATTCTTTTTCCTTTTGCATAACCATATAATATATTACCCATCACCTCTGAATTCTTTTTAATAATCTTCTCCACTCCATCAAAATAGTCTTTTATTACCAAACTTAATTTTTTACTATCCTTTAAGTGTCTTTTCATGTCAGCCCATAGATCATATTCAAATTCTGTCTTGGCTTTATTTCCCAATATTGGTTCAAGGTGTTTTACAACAAGAGTTCTTATCAAATCATTAAGTTCACGTTCTACTACTGCGAATTTAGGCCCTGTTCCACCCCATTGTGCATTTGCAAACCAAGACATTTCAACCCACCTTCTACCTGTTTTATCTACTATACTCCATATATCATCTCTAGCAGATACAAGTACATCAGCATCCATTTCTGCTACAACATGAACATCACCCGATGTTGCTACACCAGTTTCCATATAACGTGACATCATTGAGAAAAATGCTGAGATGGATTTTTTTCCTCCTTCAAGTTTTTTTAATTTTTCAAGTCCTGCTAAATCAGTTGTATGAAATACCGTTGCACGAATTGTATCTGGCCATATCCGTTTGAACATAGATGTAGAGATAGGAATCTTTAAACCTGAAGATGCTGATCCTTGACCGCCTGGGACATCAAACACATAATCTGATGTGCTTTGCATAGCAAATTCTGTTAGATATCCCTTAAAGGTTTTCATCCTTTACTTCTCCTCAGAGCTGCCACTTCTGTTTGTGCAACTTTAGTAACATATGTTGATAATTCTCTAGCTCCACCCACCCAATGTGTATGAGGAATTTTACCTAATCTTGGAATTACTGATTTTTCTATCCAATCTGTTTCTCTAGTTTTCGTATTAAAAGTATGAACTTTTATAATTTTAATTTTATCGACTACTTGTTCATCGTATACATTCCATTCTGATAATTCTGAATCTCCTCCTACCATACGACCAGAAGAAGGATGTTTAACTGCTACTGTTCCTCTTCTGACATAATATCCATGAACTGCTCCTTGAATTTCATTTTTATGCTTCTTGAGAATTGCATTTACACCATCAATATAATCTGCAATTATCAAAGACATCACCTTTTTGTTATTTTTAAAATTTTCTCGTAAATGCCACCAAGCTCCCAATCCTATATCTGGTTCTATTTTTATGAGTTCTTTAGTTTTTGGATCATGTTTTATTGCAATATCTATTAACATCTGTTCAAGTTCTTTATGCATAGTCTTTTTTTTGTCTATGTTCATCAATTCAACCCACCGTCTGCCGGTTTTATCTGGCATACTCATCAGATCACCTTTACTTGACATAATAATATTTGCATCTAATTCTACAACAAGTCCACCACCACCTTGTATTCCCGATTCCATAGTGGAAGCGTCCATATTAAAAAAGGCAGAGATTGATTTTTTCTTGTTCTGTAATCTCTTCAACTTCTCTAAACCAATAGCATTTGTAACATGAAACACCGTTGCTCTTGGTAATTGTACTTGGAAAATCCATTCCATTGTACTAGATGATAATGGAATTTGCATATACTGGATTTGACTAAAATCAAATATTTTTGTAGAGGCACTTTGTTGCCACGCTACTTCTCTTTCTTTTAGATACCCCTTAAACGTTTTCATGCTAACCCGAACTTTTGTGCGAGTTTATATGTTAAATCAGCATGCTTTTTATTATGTCCTAAATCTCCTTTGGTAACTGCTAAAATTGCATGGGCAAACTCATGAACTACTGCATAGTCAGGTTCAAATGAACCCAATCCCGAATCATCAATAACCATCTTATCAACGAAAATGAATTTACCACCTTTTAATTTTGATGTTTGTAAATATCCACCCCCACGTTTATCCAAATTTTTACTTGTTTGTAAATTCTTAAACACCAATGGAAACTTTGGAATCTTTGGATACATTCCTTGTAATGCAGTAAAAACTTTTTTTGCATCACGAACTTCATCACTATCAACTTCCGTTAGATACTCTTTGAATGATCTCACTTTGCCCAATCTTTTGCTGCATTGAAATTGGCCCTTGAGAATTCCAATCGATCAACTAACATGACCGCATTTCCTGTTAGATCAATTGCGACAAATCCTTCTGGTGCAGTTACACGATATCCGTTTTCTGTACGAATGAATGTATCCATTGCACCTTTTGCCTTCTCCAATTTGCGAATCACGGCATTCTTTGCATCAACCAAAAGGTTTTGCATATCAAATACATTCCTGAGATGATTCTTGTTGGATGTAAGGAAACTTACAACTCTGTCTTTATATATTTTCTTGGTATCTTTTGTTTTTTGGGTCTTTACTTTATCTACATCTTTTTGAAGTGTATCATCAATATATTTTATCATATCGGCCGTATGTCTTGCAGTATTTGAAATTTTCTGTCCTTCTCTGACCTTCACATTAGTAAATGCCTTGATTAGAATCAAAAGTTTTGCTTGTTTTGATATTCCATTTAGAAAAGATGAATTCAATTTCCGAAACTGTTTTCCTGCAAGAGATAACATATTAGTAAAACTGGTTGTCTCTGCCTTGTTGAAATTCACCGTTCCAGATGTATCTTTATAATCTGCATCTGAAAACCAAACATCGTTTGTCTTTGTCAATCCCCCTATATTCGCACCGAAAGATGCCCGCATGTCTTCAAGTTTCTCTCCTGAGTAAGTGGTATGCCAGACAATACCCATTTTCGCTTTCGTGATTTTATGGGAACTCTCTTTTGGAATTGCGTATGTGATTGTATTGGGTGTGAAGGTAATATAGGATTTATCATCAATTGTCTCTGTTTTGAAGTCATCATCTGTGAATAACATATCTCCTTGAAGGACATCCGTTATTCCTAACTTTGGAAGATACTTGAGTGCAACTTTTAACTTTGCATTGAGTCCGGCTGCAGAATGATTCTTGTCTATGTCTGCATCTGTATAATTGACTTTGGGATTTACATTAAACACACCTTTTGTTCCTACAAAGAACTATCGTTCTCTGGATTGATCCCTGCAAATATCGCAGGAGCACCATCCCACTTGACAGATACATTGACACTCTTCTTTGCATTCCCTGCAAGCATGTCACGCAACGATTGAAGGAAGTTGATTGCGGCTCGAGTTCCATCTATTCCATGATTTAATAC